AGGTGTAATGAATGGTTTGTAGACACTGGTCAGGCAAATGGACAAGGATGGTATGACTATACTAGTGGGGGTAACACACTACCAGGATTAAATACCGAACAACAAACCTTAGGTTTATGGCCTAGATTAATAGACATGACCCACCAAGCTATAACAGGTAAAAAGATATTACCTAATGTTGGTTCTTGGACACCAGTCCCAGACGTAGCAAGTAATTTTATAGGTGGTTTTACTTTAAGTTTGATAAAAGAAACAGGGTTACATTTTTCAAAGGAAGGGATAGATTATGATTTTTATACGACTTTTGTTGATTCATCTAATATTGGTTCAGCTGGCCATCCAGATATAGACCCAGTTCAAAACCCTTATTATATACTTTACCCATCTATTGGTGGTTTAGTGAATTCTGATTTAGAGTACATGGAAGAAAATATTTCTACAGCTGGTTTTGACGGTAGTGCTAGATTTCTATGGGCAGGTGCGGGATACGGAGCTTTTGACGTTAGTGTTCCCGGTAAACCACTACAATATGGAGCGATATACGGTAGAGTACCCTGGACTAACTATTTTAAAAAATTACAATTCAACCAACCAGAACAAGACGCGTGGAACATTAACTTTACTGACGACACAAATAATTTAACACAATATGAAGATTTTACTGAACTATTAGCTATATTTCCAAAACAAGTTTTAGACAAATTTGCACAAGAGTTTATGAACTTTTCCTCACCTTCAAATCCAGATGGTAAAATAGTATTAGGTCAATACAAGAATTTTAAATCTATCTTTAAAGATATTATGGTGGTATTGAAGAAAGATGTAGATGAGATGTTCCCAAACTCTAATTCACACACCACTCAACAAATTGGGGAAACACAATATAAAAACTTTATTAAAACAACCTCTATATTTCTAAACCAACAGGTTGTATACAAACATGGTTCTGTGAACGGCTTCGATATAGTAACAACATTTAATGGTGCAGAAGTAAGTACTATAGAAATATTACTACAATTACACAAATCCAATCAAGGTATAACTGCAAATTCTGACCCATTAGCTTTAAAAGATTGTATGACATTTCCATCTTATGACGCTTCTTTATATCCAGGTGGAGCAACCACCCCATCATTTGTGACCTTAATATCTGATTGGATAATCCCAACACTAGAAGTGGGTGTTAATACACAATTTACACAATCAGCAACTATTTGTTTCGATTTCTTTGTTAACTTTAACATATCACCTACACTGGTAAAAGAATTTGCACCAATTTTAAAATTCTATCTAACTTTGAGTAAACAAAGTTCTTCACCGAATACCGGGGTAAGTAAACAAAACTTTGTAAGTGTTATTGATGCTTTATTTAAAAATTTAAATGGTTCAGTAGAACAATATGTTGATACATTCCTAAAAGAAGCGGCAAAGATAGACCCACTAGCTAAACTTAGAGATAAACAGACTGTTAATGGTGACGATAGACCAGAAGTTATCGCCGATAACCGAAAGATTTTTATTTTTAGATAGAAGAAATGTTGATATTGGGGATGAAGCTGTAGTAGATATTTATCTATTCGCCGGCCTAGATAGTCCATTCTCAACAGAAGCGGATACTTCGGTTAAACAAAATATAACGAGTTTTATAAGTCAAATGTGTAGTATAAATTACTTTAATTTTATACCATTACCAGCATATGTTAATTTTTATAATGTTGAGAACAATAATACAGCAGCACAAGGAAATGCTTTATTTGGGACATTTAAAGAAGTAGATATAACTTTATCCTCACCAAAGTACCTATGTCAGTATATTGGGCCACCATCAACAAATCTTAATATAAAGACACCAACATACGGATATAATAACGATTCTTTTATCACTAATAGAACATCACCAAATCCGTTATTATCTCCAGTAACTAAAGACACTAATTTACAACTAAATAATAAAGTAGTAGCGTTTGCGGTAGATTTCGGAATACCAAATCAAAATGTATTTGAAAGTATTAGTTTAGACCAAACAGAATTTCCAAACACTAGTGAGTCTTTCAAAATTATTGAAGATATGGGTAAAATGGCAAGTGGTTCAAAGGTTTCTACGAATTCTCTTAATCTTTTTAATCTTTATAAATCACGGTCTTATAAATGTAGTGTAAGTTGTATGGGTAATGCTTTAATACAACCAACAACATATTTTGAGTTAAGGTACGTTCCTATGTTTAGTGGACCTTATCTTATTATAGATGTAAGTCATACTATATCCCCAAATAATATGGAAACTAATTTTACTGGGGTTAGAGTAGGAATACCAAGCCTACCTAAGGTTACAGATTTACTAGCAAAACTTAAGGATACACTATTAAAAACATTACCAACAGAAACTAAACAAACAGAAACCAACCAACTAGGGTTAGATGAAGAAAATCTAACTAGAACACAAATTGATAGAGGTTCCTATAATGATGAAATAGATAAAAAAGAAATTGAGAAGTTAGGTATTGATGTTATGGACCCAGTTAATTTAAGTAAAGTTGTAAAACCAACATCAGAACAACTCTATAATGCTGGAAGAAGTGATGGTTATGTGCATAAAGGGATAGACTATTCCCCAAGTCCAGAATTTGAGGACACTAAAATTGACGTAGTATCACCAACTGGTGGTGTGATAAAACATATAGCAAGTGGTTGTGTCGCTGGAATAAAAGAATGTGGTGAAGGTCCTGGGTATGCCGGTCTAGGTAACCATATAGTAATTGAAAGAGTTATATTAGAAAAAGGTAAGAGTGGATGGGAACCCGGTAAAGTATCCAGGTATCAATTTGTATTAGCACACATGAAAGATAAAGAATTTACAACAGAGGTTGTTGGTAACGCTATTAAACAAAGTGTAAAGATTGGTGTTATGGGTAATACTGGAAATTCTTCAGGTATACACTTACATTATGAAATAAGAAGATTTGTCATAACTGAGTCATTATCAGAAAGAATGCAGTATTTAAATCCAGACAAGTTTAGTAGTGAATATTTAAGTGATGTACAATAAAAAGAATTTATTTAATTCTAACTAATATTTATAAATAAAAGAAATTATGATTACAGAAAATTTAAAAAACAAATTAGACAATTTTTTAGGGAAAAATTCAAACATCGTTGAAAGGTCTTCTTCTGTAGATGGTCAATCTAAAGAGGTTTGTGATTTGGATACAGGTATATGTTATACTGTAAGAACTAGAGATGGTTTAATAGAAAGAGTAGAAAACGAAACCAGAGTTAATAGAAAGGTCCAAGTAGAATCACCTAACGGGGATGTAAAACAATTATTAAATGGGTAATTTAGAAAAAGAACTATTAGAAGAATTAAAAAGATTTAATCAAATCGGGTATAATTCTAAAAACCTTAATGAACAAAACATGGGTGGTTTTGGTAATTTAGGTATGGGAAGTCATGTGGATAGAATATTAGGTAAATCAGAATTGGGTGAACAAGAAGAACCAGAAACGGACGTTGATACAGAAGAAGATTCTTTACCACCACTAGGACAAATGCCTCCATCATTTGATGAAGTTGAAATTGGTGATGTAGAAGGTGCTGAAGGTGATAGTTTAACCCCACCACCCGCTCCACCCGCTCCACCGGCAGCAGGTGCAGACCCAACTCAAACAGCAGCTCCTTCAGGTGACGATTTAGTGCCAGCAGATGGAGAAGGTGACGGTGACACCACAGAGGTTGATGTTACAGATATAGTAACTAAACAAGAAGGTTTGGAGAAAACATCTGGAGAAACAAATCAAAAGTTAGATACTTTAATGGATATGTTAACCGGTATGGAAGAAAAATTAAGTGGTATGGATGATTTAATGGCACAAATAGAAGACATAGAAAGCCAAATAGAAAAATTCAGACCAAAGACACAAGAAGAAAAAGTAGAATTGAGAAAGTTAGATTCTGGACCGTATAATCAAAGTCTAGTAGATTTTTGGGATGATAGTCAAGATAAATTTGAAGCACAAGGAAAACAAGAATATATTCTTACACCAGAAGATGTAGATAATTTTTCTGATACGGAGATAAAAAAGAGTTTTGACGCTTCAGACTACTAAAAAATAAAACATATTATATCTAAAGCCCTACCAAGGGCTTTTTTTATTCAATTATATATTATAGGATAATTGACAACCTCAAATAAGTGTTATATATTTACTCCAAAGAAATTAATTATTAAAAAAAAATAAAAAGAAATGAGTTCATTAGACGCTGTATTAGCCCAATACGAAAAAAACAAACAAGCGACATCTTCTAAACCAAGAATGTCAGACGAAGATAGACTAAAACAATATTTCACTATCGCACTACCTAAAGGTGTTAAACAAGGTGAAAAAAGAATTAGAATACTACCAACAACAGATGGTAGCTCTCCATTTAAAGAAGTGTTTTTCCACAATACACAAGTACAAGGTAGATGGATGAAAATTTATGACCCAGGTAAAGACTCCACAGGTAAACCAACAGGAGAAAGAAGTCCACTAAACGAAGTGGAAGAAGCACTTAAATTAGCTGGTGACGAACAATCAAAAGAACTAGCAAGACAATATCGTTCACAAAAATTTTATATAGTAAAAGTTATTGATAGAGATAAGGAAGAGGATGGTGTTAAGTTTTGGAGATTTAAACATAATTGGAAAGGTGACGGACCAATCGATAAAATTATCCCTATTTGGAGAAATAAAGGTGATGTTACGGATATTAATGAAGGTAGAGATTTAATCCTTATTTTACAAGCAGTACCATTACCAGGTGGGAGAGGAGAATACACAACAGTATCTTCTGTTATGTATGAAGACCCAGGTAAGTTATCTAATGATGAGTCACAAACTAAAGATTGGACTTCTAATGAAAAAACTTGGAAAGACGTATACTCTCAAAAACCGGTTGAGTATTTAGAAGCTATATCTAAAGGTTTGGACCCAGTATGGGATAGTGAATTAAAAAAATACACTTACGATGACCCAAACGCTAAAACAAATAGTACTGTTGATATGAGTTCATCTAACAATACTGTAGACCCACAAGCAAACGAGAAAGTAGACGAAGATTTACCATTTTAAATTTTTAACAAATGGCATTAAAGAAAAGAAGTTTTTCAGACATAAAGAGTAAATTCTCTAAAAAGGCTAAATTTAAATCAGACAAATTTTTTGACCTAGGACCGGCATTCCTTGACGCGACAGGAATACCTGGTCCAGCTATGGGTCATTTACAGATACTGGTAAAACAACAGCACTAATTAAAACAGCTGTAGACGCTCAGAAAAAGGGTGTATTACCAGTAATAATAATAACTGAACAAAAATGGGGGTTTAATTACGCTAAGTTGTTAGGTTTTGATTGTGAAGAAGTAGTAGACGAAAGTACAGGTGAAATAGATTGGGAAGGATTTTTCTTATTTAATAACGACTTTGAGTATATAGAACAGATTACTGATTATATAAATTCCTTATTAGACGCACAAGAAAAAGGTGAGTTGGATTATGATTTATTGTTTTTATGGGATTCTGTAGGGTCAATACCATGTAAAATGACATTTGACGGAAAAGGTGGTAAGATGCACAACGCTGCCGTATTTGCTGATAAAATAGGAATGGGAATCAACCAAAGAATAGGTAAGTCTAGAAGAGAAGATTCAAAATATACAAATACACTAGTAGTTGTAAACCAACCCTGGGTAGAGTTACCAGACAATCCTTTTGGTCAACCTAAAATTAAGGCAAAAGGTGGGGAGGCTTTATGGTTAAATTCTACACTAGTATTTAGGTTCGGAAATCAAAAAAATGCGGGAACCACAAACATTTCAGCTGTTAAAGAAAAAAGAAAAGTTAAATTCGCAACAAGAACTAAAATAACTATAATGAAAAATCACGTTAATGGTTTAGGTTACGAAGATGGTAAAATATTAATAACACCACACGGTTTTTTAGCCGGTAAAGAAACTTCAGAAGAAAAGAAATCAATAGAAAAATACAAACAAGAATACGCTACCTTTTGGTCAGAACAATTAGGTATTGGTGGTGAATTCAATACAAAAGAAGAAAAAGAAAATGAGTGAAATAAAATTAGGTAGTAAAGTTAAGGTACATTATGTTGGTAAGTTAAAAGATGGTAAACAATTTGACAGTTCTTTAGAAAGAAAAGAACCACTTGAATTTACCATTGGTGATGAGAGAATGTTAATAGATTTTGAAAATACTGTAAGAACAATGAAAGTAGGAGAAAAGAAATCAGTTGACATACCCAAAGATAAAGCTTACGGTGAGATTAAATCAGAAGCTGAAATAAAAGTACCAAGAGCGGATTTTCCAGAAGACTTTAGATATATAATTGACGAAAGAATCCAAGGAAAAACTAAAAATGGTGAAGGTGCTCAAGCAACAATAGTAGAAGTTACCAAAGATGAGGTAACTTTAGATATGAACCATCCATTAGCTGGTCACGACTTAAATTTTGAAATTGAACTTTTAGAAATAGAAAAATAGTGTTTAACCCCATAATTAAAATAAATTGACTCAAACTCTTCTAGTTGACGGAAACTCGTTACTACAGTTAGGATTTCATGGATTAAAAAATTTTCAAGATAGAAATAAAAATCTTGGAGCTGTATTCTATTTTTTAAATACCATAAAAAAATTAATAACAGAACATATATTTAATAAAGTTGTAGTTACTTGGGACGGACCAAAAAATTATCAGAGTAGAAGGGATGTTTATGAGAGTTATAAGATAAAAAGAACAAATAAGAGATTAAATGACGAACAAACAGAATCGTTATATGCACAAAAAGTAAGAATACAACAATATCTAGAAGAAATCTTTATAAGACAATGTGAGTTTGGTGGCTACGAAGCGGACGATTGTATAGCTTTTTATTGTTCAAATAGCCTTGATGAAGAAATAACAATTTTGTCTAACGATAGAGACTTAACACAACTAGTAACAGATGGGGTTAGTTTGAAACTTTTAAACAACCCTGATATCATTAAAAAGGGTGATAAAATTAGATTCGAAAAACATTTTATTCCAGTAGAAAATATAAAGGTCATTAAAATTATATGTGGAGATTCTTCTGATGATATAAGTGGTATAAAGGGAGTTGGAATAAAAACAGTTATAAATACAGTACCTGAAATATTAGAAAAAAATATAAATCTTGAATATTTTTTAAATAAATGTCGAGACAAGTACCTTAATGGTGAAAGTAATTTCAGAGTTAACAACATAATAAAAGGAATCACTAAAGAAGGTGAGTTAGGAAAGGATTTCTTTGAAAGAAATAAATTTTTGGTAGACCTAAGTAATACAATACTACCAAAAGAATCTCAAGAAGAGATTAAAGGACTTATAAGTGAAAATATGGACCCAGAAGGTCGTTCATATAAAAACTTATTAAGAATGATGATGGAAGACGGTTTATTTAATTTTATTGGAAATTCCGATAAATCTTTTTTAAATTTTACTGAACCATTTTTAACATTAACAAGAATAGAAAAAAATAAATTTAAAAAAATTTTATAAGATGAAAAAATTTGAAGAAAAAGAAAAATTTGAATTCGTACTGTCAATAAATGAGAACATAATATGTCAAAGATTTTTTACAGTAAAGAATCACAATCCAAAAACGGTAAAGTCACTAGACCTATATTATACGGTTCGTGACATAAAAGATATTATAAATCAAAAATTAATTTTAAAAACTATAGATATTGTGGATGAATTTTTTAAGGAAGATATGTCA